GGATATTGACCCTGCGATCGTGCAGGAGATGTACCGTGAGTTGTTCCCGCAAGACACACCGAGTATGGTTGCTGAGGCGATCACTGGGACACCCAAAACCCGTCAGTGCTATAACCTTTGGCCAGTTGGCCCTGACGTCCAGTTCAATGTACATAACAGCAACTTTGAGAATGTCAAAGCTGCAGTGTTGCTTAGGGTCTTCCTTACCGTTGGAGCGGAAGGGAGACTCAGGGTGACGCCGCAGCCCATTCCTGGAGTATTTAATGCTCGTTTAGCTGAGTTCAAGAGGATGCTTCTCAGGCTTCTCCCCGAGACCGCCGTGTGGTCAGCAGCCGACTTTGTCGACTCATACACCGGCCGCAGGAAGAAGCTCTATGAGTTGGCAGCCATTGAGTACTTGTTGTACGGAGTTTCGCACCGTTTCTCTCTCTTAATGTCCTTTCTTAAGTGTGAGAAGATAAACTTCACTGCTAAACCTGATCCAGACCCTCGCCTCATTCAGCCACGAGGCCCGGTGTTCAATGTTGCTATTGGTCGCTATGTACGGCCCCTTGAGAAGGCAATCTACCAAGGGATTGCCCGGTTGTTCGGGGAGGTCACGGTGGCGAAAGGCCTGAATGCGGAGGCGTCAGGTCGGTTAGTGGCCCGGAAATGGTCTAAATTTTCGCGGCCGGTAGGTGTGGGCTTAGACGCCAAGCGCTTCGACCAGCACTGCTCAGAGCAGGCTGTTCTATGGGAGCACTCGGTTTACAAGTCGGTGTTTAAGGATCCGGAGTTTGCCATGCTCCTGTCCTGGACTGTGCGTAACACTGGATATATCAATGTGCCAGACGGTCGTGTGAAGTATAAAACACGCGGAACCCGGTGCTCTGGTGATATGCACACTGGATTAGGCAATTGCTTGATCATGTGTGCCTTGGTCTGGGCTTATATGCGGTCCATTGGGGTGAAAAAGTTTGAGTTGCTAAACAACGGTGACGACTGTGTTCTTATATTCGAACAGCGTCACCTCCCCCGGTTGAACACCCTACCTGCTTGGTTTTTGGACATGGGTTATGACATGAAGGTCGAGGCTCCAGTATATGTTTTGGAACATGTGGAGTTTTGTCAATGCCATCCTGTTTTTGACGGCACCAATTGGATCATGGTGCGTAGTCTTCCTGTGTCTATTTCCAAGGATCTAACAAGCTATCGTGGTATCGTTGACGAAGCGTCTTGGAACACGTACCGCAAATCTATCGCCGATTGTGGTTTGTCACTCACCGGCGGTCTTCCAGTCCTACCACAGTTCTATCAAATGTTGGGTAAAGGATCTGGTGACCGCGTTGCTAAGGTAGTGGCATCTGAGCGTACTGGTATGGACTTTATGGCCGCCGGGTTGAACCGGCAAGGCTATGTGGTCACGCCAGAAGCTCGCGTTAGTTTCTGGGATGCTTTCGGCATCACACCGGATCAGCAGATTGCACTGGAAGCCTTTTTCTCCAGTGAGACCCCCATCTGGCATGATCCCCTTCCCGTTGAAAGCTTCACACACAACCCCATTTATTAGCTTTCAACACAACTTGGCTCGGCGATCCCCTTGCCACATCATCTATATATCACACTATCCTCATGCATTTTTGTGAACTCTGTCCTAACCACAATAATCCACAAGCATCTAACACATGTCACAAGCAATCGTCCCTTTCAGACCTAGAGGAGGTTCCCAACTGTCTAAAGCGCAGCGTTCCTCAGTCTTCCCCTCACCTTCTCGCTCCCCGGCTATCACCCAAGCCCTCGTCGAAGCCGTTATCCAGAGTCCGGCAGCTCGCCAGGCGTTACAAGCTGCCTGGGCCTGGGCCACTGCTCCTCGGGCGGCTAGACCAACTAAACGACAGTCAAGAGCGACTCCAGCCGCGTTCAACGGTCGCCAATCAGGGCGGCCGGGCCGGCTGCGAGGATCCTCGGGTGTAGTTAGCGTCTCTCGCACTGACAAACTCACTTCTGTGCAGTCAGTTGATGGAGTCAGTTATGAATCCTTTTCGATCAATCCCGGATTGGCGAGAACTTTTCTCTGGGCGTCAAACATCTCCAATTCTTTCGAACAATATTCTATCCGCAAACTCTCACTATCTTTCAAACCTGCTGTATCAACCACTCATGATGGTTCATTTGCCATGGGCTATGAACCAGATCCAGCTGACCCCTTGGTCGGCACGGATGCTCACTTCTTTCAGCTTTCCAATTACAAGTCTGGCCCATTATACCAAGACATGGTACTCAATATCCCAGTCACTGGTTCCCATAGCCGTGGCAAACTCTTTACGAGAGCGGGGTCTGTACCTGACACTGATATTAAGACCTATGATCATGGAAAGATAGTGTTGTACACTCGTGCCGGTGAGAGTAAGCACATCGGTGATGTATTCATCACGTACACCATCGATCTTTTTGAGCCGCAGGAAGCCGCCCCCATTTCTGGGGCGGTTACTGCTGACCCCGACACACTTGACATTGCAAACCCACTTGGTGATTCACTGAGTGTGGTTGGAGTCACCCCATTAGTCTATGTAGACACCACAGACGTCGGCTTTGAGTACGCTGGCACGTACCAGATGTCATTTATGGCAAAAGGTACTGGCCTGGTCAACATTGTTGTCTCCGGTTCACAACTCAATCTGTCGAATGGCAATGCGTCTGTCAACGACACCGACACTAAGGTGATCTACCATGTCTATGTGGAGGTCAGGAGGCCTACCACCATGACCGTCGCGGTCACCGGCACCACACTCACCTCTCTTGTTTTCGATATAAATAAAATCTCCCAAGAACAGTACGACGCTACTGTTTGGGTTTAACCAAGACGTCAGGGCGCGTCTATAAAGAAGTGGGAGCCGCATGGCCGACCCAACCTATCATGGTCCTAAAAACAAATCCATCTATATAGTATATTCTCAAGGTATGTATCTTATAGCTTCACTGAGTGGAGCACCTACACACGCTGTGTTTGCGAAAACACAGGGCGCGGAGTGTAGTCCCATACTAG